AGAAAGGCGCCAACTCGGCGTTCCAAAGGCTGGCATTATAAAATATGTATCATGGAACGTCAGATATCCCGGTACAAAGTCTATTGCAATGGTCTGAAACACCGGCGAAAGGGCTGGATCATATATATAGAATGCAGTTCCGTCTGATATACCGATTTGAGGCTTATTGTTTTCAGCAATATAGACAACACCTGATTGAGTCTGCAAACTACCGATTTTTGCCACGGAGTAAAAAGTTACCTTTTCTAATGCCTGATTAAAGGTAATATTCACAAGATAAACATTTGCACCAACTACAATGACAATTGCATTGAATTTGGTACTGGTAAAGATTGCACGCCCTTCTTTTGCATTTCCGAATTGAGAGGATGGAATAGCGATAATGTAACCCGCATAGGGCACCATGAACTCATCGGACATAAACATATTGTATGTTTTCTCAACACTTATTTTTGGATATCTTCCAAAAGTGCTAGAACCTACAATGTTCAGTGGAAATTCTTTAAAATTCTGTCCACGGGTTATCATTCAGTTAACCGTCCTTGGTTAAATTGTTATTCTATATTGCTATGTTCTTTTAAATATCTTATTGCTGATTGGAGCAATTCGATATTGTCTTTAAAACTTCCAAGTGCAATATTACAATAATGACATAATAATGCTCTAATCTTTCCTGATTTATGACAATGGTCAATGGCTAACCTAGCAATTTCTCCACCGCGTCCTATTCTTGTTTCTTCATTTTTGCAAATAGCGCATTTTTTATTTTGTTTCTCATTCATCAAAATAAATTGTTCGTTTGTTAATCCCAGTTTTCTCAATGACTCATTAACGCTTAGTTTCGCCCAATTCCGTTTTTTATATTTTTTTTCATTTTCTCTATATTTTTCTGGATTTTTCAACCTATCAGCTCGACCCCATGCATTTGCACGCTCACGATTCTCTAATTTCCATTTTGTAGATAATTCTATTCTCTTTTCCCTATTTGCATCGTATGAAATTTTATTTGATGCAATTCTGCAAGCCTTACATCTATAAAGATGACCATCTTTTCTAGTCTGTTCAATATTTAAATCACCATGAACCTTACATATCTTTACTATTTTTGACATTTTATTACCTCTTTAGTTAAAACAGGGGCAATAATAATTTATTTTTATATGGACGTCAACTATGGCCTCCAGCCGTGCCCAATGTTGACGTCCCCAAAATTATATCCGGGGTTGCTATCAGCATACAGAATGGACAATTTCTTTCCACTTAAATCAGGTGGATCCATATACATAAGCTTGCGCGTCATTGACTGGAATATTTTTTCAGACTCTGGATTGAAGATAATTCCATACTCGGAACACATATATCGTGCCAGCGCATATCTCAAATATTCGATATATGATGTGTCATAGCCCTGAATGCCATTATTAATAAATGTATAAGGCGTATAATTCGGGACTGCATATGGATTGGTGAAAGAAGCCGTCACGTCCTGTAAATCAGTGGTCAGGCTAACATCAACCAGGAATATTTTAGCCTTCATCTTGATGGGATATGGCTGATCCGGTATGAAATACATTCCGTATGTACCACCACCTACACCACGCTCAAGATTCCATGAAAATGGCAACGTATAAATATTATCAACTCGTGATGAGCCGAAATAGTTTGTTCTACTCGTTTGCACCATGGGGTAGCGCACAACATTGATGTTGAAGGTTGATGATTCAATTGATGCCACATTTGGCAGAAAATAGTATTCCTGCTGAGGTACCGCATTGAAGGTAATATATTGCCAATAAGGGATTAAGTCAGTTTCAATTTGTTTGAAATTGAGCAAATCGTTGAGCATATCCAAGCCGTCATAAATTTGATCGCCTGTTGCTACTTGTAAATTCCTTGCCACAATTCCTGAAAGAAACCAGGAGCGAGTAATCAATTTTTCTGCTGTATAAGCCATGTTACTCACTCCCTGTGAGATTACACCAGTGCAGGATATGCACTATTTGAAACACCAGCCCATTCCACTACAGTTACAGTTACGGCGTCTGAACTTGATGTGACTCTATAATCAATTTCTGGTTTGGATGAACCAACACCCGCGATAACTTGAATATACTGACTCTGAGCAATACCAGCAGTCACACCTGTAATTGTTGGCAGGTTTCCTGTTGCAGTTGATCCAGTGGGTCTAAATTGGACAGTATCCCCTGCTGCTACAGGCGTAAAGGTTACAAGAAAAGTAACAATTATGTTTTGTAAGGTTGTAGTTGGGACAGCACTTCCGGTAGTCAAGTCAATCGCTGTGAACGATGTAGCTGTACCACCTGTCAGGACAGCAACTCCTGGGCTATTGAAATAAGTTAAAAGGCCAGCGATGTTCTGAGGCTTATTTGTTGCATAAACAAAGTGACTGGATCCGTCTGTTGCCCAGAATCCAATAAGTCTGAATGAATCATAACCTGATGGAAGGATAGGGGCTTGATTGCTGGTCAAGCTCAATATAGCTGCCGTGTTATTATAATTGCGTGAATCACCAATCAAATAAATAGCATATTGTGTACTTGCAGCGATTGTTCCAGTATCTAGGCCATTAACTCCATTTACTGCAGAATTGATAAAAAGTCCTGGCTGATAACCATTGAATAATTGCGCAGGATTATCTATACCAAAATAATTCTGTAAGCCAACAACCATGTCAATGCTATTGGTGGAATCACGAGCGGCGCCAGGAGCCACACAAACTACGGTTGCAGCAGTTGGAGTTGCGGCAGATAATTGGAGTCCAGATGTATATAACCGTGGTAAAGCATAAATTGTTTCATTTTGGATTTGTGGAATAGCCATTTTTATATCCTCAATTAATGATTGATTTATTACCCGCCTAACATAGACGGGTAATACCAATTAACCCTGTGAAAGTGGAATGATATAGCGCATGGCGTATTCAGGAACAATTACAGAACCATGTGTTTCATCATAAATCATACCTGTCTGGTTTTGACCGAACAGAGAACCGTAGGTTAATCGCATGGAAGCACCTGTGGTATCGTCATATTCATTAGCAGTCGGATACGGACTTTGTTCAGGTAATTGAGGCATAGCTAGATATGCTGCATCTCCACCCAAAATACCACCGCAACGGTGGGAAGGAAGACCCAGAACTTGCATACCAGCAACAACAGGGTTGTTAAGGTTTTGGTTCTGACCACCAGCCCAGTTCAGTGCAGGGGTAAATGTGATGGTAACGTTACCGCTGGCATTTGAAGCCGCATTTGCGACAGCCCGGAATTGGACTGGATTTGCTGAGGGGAAATGACCGATGAAAGTCAGGTAACGCATATTTGGCTGACCGCTTACACCATCCTGGAATTGGAATAAGTCGCCGGCAAATACTGCGTTGGCATCACTTGCAGTTGCTCCACTAAACGTGATTTGAGTAACGTTTTGACCAGTTGGATCATTAGTTGAAACAACAGTCAGGGTTTGTTGATTAACGCCAGTATCACCTGAAACGTGGATAGGCATTAAGTTTGATTGGTAATAACTTACCAAAGGTGTACCAAAATCCCCTACTTCCCAGCTCATTGCAATTTCATCATTACGATGTGGAACGAATTGGTTCAGTCCATTACCGACTACACTGGGAACTACAGTATCAGGCAAGTAAACCTTGATTCCTTCTGCTACAGAGCCGTAGTTCTTGAAGAACATAATGGCTTGTGCCAGCTGCTGATAAGAACTGATTGCGGTCGAACCGTTGCCATAGAAGCGATATGGGCCGGAGAAAACGTTGGTTGTTCCATCTAATTGGCTGACAACACCCGAATCCCAGTTCAGGGCAATATTGCCTTCCACAAGAGCTGCCAGTTCTGCAATTGCGGACTTACCAAACACACGCATATAATCCTCTTCGCCTTTTTCCAAGTTGAAGATACGTTGTTGTGAGGTAACAGCAAATGACGTGTTATTCGCTTGGTCGCAAGCTAGTGACTGAACACGTTGAACGGCTGGCTGGAATGCTGCCACAAGGCCCGCAGTAGTCGTAAATCGTGGGGGCAAGTCAAAGGTTACAACAGAACCAAGGTTGGCTTGAATCTTATCAAAGTCTTTAAATTTTGTGTTAAATGTACTGATATGACAACATAAGTTCTGTAATAGTGCCAAACCAGAGCGTTGGTAGGTTTGCACCTGTTGCAAAATATTTGTGGGAAAAACTGCCATTTTAATTACTCCTAACTTGTCCATAAGTTAGGATTCAGGGATTTTTATGCCCGATATTTTCTTTTTAAATCAGCCATAGAAAGAGTAGCTCCCGAATCCGTTCCGGTATTGGAAGGCTTCTGTTGGGATAACGGTTCTTTGGCATTTTTAACATTCGAGCCTTCATCGTTTGACTTGATAGAATTAGCCAATCTTTTGATCTCGAAAATGCCGTCAGAGGCATTATGGGAACTCAAGGATTCAAGCCTATAAAGCTTGTCCCTGTTATGAGCCAGGTGATACAGAACGTCTGCGGCATTATCAACGTGTTCGGCTAGAAGCTGTACAACGTTAGGATAATATTGCATTGCAACATTACTGGTCACGGTCTCAAAGTCATCAAACTTTTCTTTTCCAGCTTGCACTTTGTCACGAAACATACCGACGATTCGGTTAGCCGCATCCACATTTGCCCTGTCCTGAGCTTCCTGCTCAATCTTGGTAAAGTGCTGTTTTATCCTGTCGTCAGTAACGCGCGCGATATCATCATCTGACATATTGCGCTGAGAATTTTGTGGCTGCTCAGATGGCGCTTGCACTTGCTGTCTTTTGAATGCTTCGACGGCACGTTCAGCGGCTTCCCTTTTAGCATTGCCAACAATCTCATTGACTTGTGACTGTGGAACCATCTTTTCAGTTGCCTGAATTGGCGGCTCAGCCTGGATCTGATTATTATCAGACGTATCCATAACGCTATTATCCATACATTTTCCTTCCAGCTATTGCCCCGCTACGGTAATACCTTGACTTACGTTCAAGTTTCGGATTATTACGCCATCACGCTATAAAACTTTCCTCATGTAACGTATGAGTCCCGGCAAGCCAATTGCCATCCTTGGCACCATATAGAAAAACGTGGCCACAAACTGAATTTAGTCATATTGCTGGATTTGCTCAATAAGATGTATTAAGTGTTATTAATCAATATTAATAACGCATAAAGATGCTAGACTATATGATATTTAAATAAGCTTGCGCTTGAAATATGATAATTAAGTAAACTTGCATTGATATGCATAACAATACATAATAAGGATCATTATGTTAACAATCGATGGTGTGAAATATTTTGGTGAAAAAGAACTTTCCTCACAATACGGTTTATCAGTTCACTGGTTTAGACGAGCAAGACATGAAGGTCTTAATCTTAAATATCACAAACTATGCGGCAGAGTTTATTACAAAGAAAAAGAAGTCCAAGACTGGTTTAGAGAAAATCTCATTTCAAAAGAATAGGAAAGAGGCACGGAAAGGAAGGTGAAAACCGTGCCTCCTTTTACAACTAGAGCACCGTATAACCGATTAAAATAGTACCATTCAAGGCTGTCGCAGCTGTATTATTATAAATAGTCAAGGTACTTGTTCCTGACCCTGCTGTTGCTTTGAGGGTAATATTTTCGGTAGTGTTCGTTCCACCCATTATCGTCAATAATATCACAGACGATGTTGTAATGAGAGTATTTGTCCATGTAATGGCATAGGCCGCTCCTCCCGCTGTTGTTAAAGCAGAAGTTGTGATTACACCAGCATTTCCGCTAGCAGTAACTGCATTTGCAGCCTCAGTTCCATTGGCTTTTGCCAAGGTGATTTGACCGGCCCCTGTGAAAACGTTTGCGGCAATTTTTGAAACCACATTGGTTGTCGCTAAACCTGAATCTGCTACAAGTCCCGCAGTGCCTGACGCCTGAATCAAATTGCCATTAACTAACGCCGCAGCAGCAATTGCGAAGTCAGCTGTGGCAGCACCAGGGTCTGGAATACTAATTACCGATGCTTGGCCCATTGCTGCATTACTAATTGTGGTGGCTGTATTACCTGTATTAGCTACTGCTGCGAGTATCAGCGAGCCTTTGCTTGCGGTTCCTGGGAATGAAGTTAAAGTACCAGGAGTGCCTGACAAACCTGCGGCTATGTTACCGGGATTCGTAACATTATCAGCAGCTGATGATAAAGTTCCTGATGTATTCGTAAAGTGAGCAAGATAGTTTGCGGTTGTCGGCAATACTACATCACCTGGATTACCCCATGCCGTCAAAGTTACTTGACCTGTACTGGTGGAAATATTAACAGTAAAAATACCGAAACTACCAGTCGTAGTCGTTTGGCTAAAACTATAAAGAGCCATTATGATATCAGCATTTGATAATGGGATTCCAGCTTCAATACTGGATGAATTCAAATAACCTGCTGTTGTCACAGTTGTCAGATTATCCCCGAATACTGCAAATTTAAATTGGGGATAATTTCCATTCGTCACCGGAATAGGCGTTGGAAATTGATATATAAGAGCCATTATAATAATCCTTTATTATTAATTGTTTTTCATCCTTTTTGTAACGCTCATAAAGACGACGTCGCGTCTTATAAAGACAAGTTGAGCATTTACAATTTAATTTATTTCTTTCTATCATGCTTTCCTTGGAGTCAAAGAATCGCCACGACGGCTAAAATGTGATTCTTTACCATGATGAACGCCCATTTTACCATGATGTCCTTCACAGTCTTTGGGATTATATTCAGTACGCTTTTGCTTTACGCGCTCAATACCTTGTTGATGATTGTCATGTACCATACGGTTATCTATCATGCCATGTCTTGATTTATGCTCTTTCATTTTAATGTCCTTATTATAATGATTTACCAAGTATACTACTTATGCAATTTTTTTAAAGTTTCCGCAAGATTGGCTTCGCGTCTTAGAGTAGTATTTTTACTATGCTCCGCTTTTTCCAGCTTTTTTGCAGGAATTTTCTTGCCCTTTGGCACTCCGAGTTCTCTGTGCAACTTACCCGGGTGTTTAATTGCGCCCTTTATCCATTTGTCAGTCACAATGCTTACTCCATTGAACCATGAGCTTGTGAAATAAGTACAGGTGGAACAGATTTCACCTTTGTATTAATCCACGTTACCAAATGATTAGCCAATTCAGTTGTTTCGGATAAAAATAGTTGCTGTGCTTCCGGTTCGTGAGCAATGAAAGCAGACTCAAGCGCCGGCACCAAATGTTTTCCCACAAATAAACTTAATAAACTCATAATAATCCCTTAATATTTCGTACTGATTGGCTTTTTCATATCTTTTTTAAGATTTGATTTCGGCTTTTCAGTTTTAACAGTTTCACCAACTATGCGAGCTCGTGTTGTCTTCCTTCGCGTCTTATTGGTGTCCTTTGCAACAGGTTTTACACCCCTCTCAACCGACTTGAAAGCCTTATCCGTAACTTTCTCGCCCCGGCGGTCATAAGGGTCTTTGTCTACTTTGCCAGATTTTTTTGGCTTTCTATTATCCATAATTCCACCCTGTCCAGACGCTCACACATAGATTGCAATGCCTGTGCGACGCATGTTGTTGCTATATCGAACTCGTTTTTACTCTTGTTTAGCTCATTAACGAGTTTCACCATTTCTTCATTCATTTCAAACAATCCTTTTTAACCATTGTTCTAACCAATACTTTATCCTCACGAACATCGTCATGGGTCACTTTTTTTTAGCGTGCGTGTGATGGTGTGACATCATTTTTTCATGATGTTTTAATTCTTTCATATGATGTTTATGCATTTCTTTGTGATGGTGATGCATATGCTTATGGTCTTCGTGCTTTTCTTCTTTCTTGTGATGCTCTTTTTTATGGTGTTCTTTTTTGTGATGTTCTTTTTTAGCTTCGTGCTTCTCTTCGTGTTTCATTTTGACGCTCCTTGTCATTAAAGTTATTTTTTCTTTTTTTTCTTCTTTTCGCCAGACTCACTATAAGCAATAGCCACGGCTTGCTTCTGGGTCTTGCCTGCTGAAATTTCTGCTTTGATATTGTCCTTGAAACCTTTACTTCCGGGCTTAGTCCCTTTTTTTAATGGCATTATTTCTTATCCCATACAGTTTTATACAAATCTCGCCGCTCTGATGCACTTGCGCCATCCATATGGCCGCGAACCTGTGTTTCAAGCTGTCTATCATTAATCTTGTATTTCGCTTTCAGTTCTTTAAAAGTAGCATTATGCAGGTCATTCCATGTTACCTTTTTCATTTTTTAACTTTCCCTTATTGTTGAAACCCTGAAAAACCATATCAAAAGGAACGCCTGTCAAATCTCTTACAAATTCCGAAAATGTTAAACCATCCATCTTCTGACCCATTTTTAGTACTTGCTCATCAATGGGTTTGCGTTCTTTCTTTTCCATGTGATTCCTTAACTTTATGATGTGTTTCAATTGCTTCTTTCATATGTCTATGACGCATATCATGCTTTTTAATTTCCAAATCGACCTGTTTTGCAAATTTCTCGGTCATAGCTTTTACTAACTGTACATTGGCCGATTCTTTACCCAAATGCAAGTCAGCCATGATTTTTTGTTGGTCTTGTTTTAACTTGGCCATATCGACCTGGAAGTCCATTTCATTTTTCTTTTGTTGCTGTTGCATTTTAGCCATTTCTATTTGTGGCTTCATGGCCTGTGGATTTTGTTGAGCTGCTTGCTGGGCTTGTTGTTTTTCTTGTTGATATTGCTGAACCCATTCACCCGTTAACGCCTTTAATTCCTCAATGCCTTTGCCTTCCATATTGTCCAGAATGAAATTCAAGCCCTTTTCAGCCATAAACTGCTGGAATAATGGGGACATGCCCATGATTTCTTTTACCATCATGATGGTTCTGGATTTCTGAACCTGGAAGCTCGCTCCTGCCTTGACAGCCACGTTTAAAACGTTTGTGTCGAAATCCATCGGCATACCCTGGTTTTGATTTATTTTAACGTAATGTCTCTTTCCTTCTTCATCTCGTATAGGAATGGTTCGGGGTGTGACCATATACTTCGGCATCAAATCCACATAGATTTGTGCAAGTCGCTGGAATCCTTGCAAACAGCCTACAATGTAAGGCATCGCAGTAGCATTTGATTGGCTGGCTCCTTCTACGATTGCGATACCAGATAACTGATTGTTATTGATACCCAGACTAGCATCATAAGAACCCAGTACATTCTGAATGAGGGAATCCGATCCAGTGAAAGCTTGTGCAATTTCAGGAGGCGCTGGCACACGCTGGATTTCACGGATCGGATTTTGTATCGGCATTTCTGGATTAGATTCATGAACAGAATTGTAAACCAGAACGGACTCCTTTTGAACATTCTCATAAGCTGAGAGAAAGTTCTCCTCTTTGGGAAGGGCTTCTTTAGCCACCATGAATTTATGCTGGACAGTATTCTCAATTTCATTTGCAAGCGAAATACCCGCATAATTCTTAAGACGCTGCGCACCTTTTGCATGATATACATAGGGTCTGGTTACCTGTCTGATATTCCCGTTTAAAGGGGTTTTTATCATTATTGAGTGACCATCGATAAAAACCAGCGGTAGATATGAAAAGTCTGTTTCTTCAAATTCGAGCACCTGATTTTCAATGAGTCTATAGCGCACAATTTTATCAAGCATGGTTTTGCGTGGTTTACCAATGATAGTAGGCGGAACTGTCATATCGTTCCAATCATTCACCATTTTGTTGTATTTCGTTTGAGTCATAACGCGACCATCACGAACTTGAACGATAGTTTCTTCTTTACGTTTTTTCTCGTAATAATCGCAAACCACGACGATTTGGCTATTATCATTTTGATATGACCAGTTAAAACCTGCAAAATCCCTTCGAAAGCTCATCGTGCTTGTAGATGTATCGGGATATTCTTCGCGGAATTCCTCTTTATCTTTGGGGAACAACTCAAAACAGAAATTGCCATCCCCTTTATGAGCTAATCTTGAAATCTTATCAAAACCCGATAAAGTTGGCTCGCATTTTTCAAACTTGATAACCTGATTCATGGACATGGGATGTTCATATTCTGTTTTAACTTTGACAACAGAAAAACCACCGGATAACAAATCCTTATAGACTTCATAGCGCAAGTGATTGTTGTCAGCATCCATAAAGACATGCTTTAGATGTTGCTGTACAACCTTGATTGTGATTGGGTCTGCCTTTTCTTCATCATAGGCATTAACTTCGATATCGGGTTCTTGCTTGGAAAACTCACCCAACAATCGGCTGACATAAGCCTCAAGGACATTGAATTCCAATTGAGGGCGATTCATTGTCATCAAAAGCGTTATTTCATCTTCTGTTAATGATGACTCAAATACAAACTTTCTAAATTCATTATAGCGGTCGTAGTTATCCTTAAAATAATCATGCGTGTTGCGTACGACTTTCTTGATGCGCGCAAGATTATCCTGATAACGTTTTGCTACGTCCCTCATTGTAGCCCCTTAAGAGAAATCCTTTCTCGGTTAACTTTTTAATTGTATAACAATTGTTTAAATTATAAAATTATTTCTCCAAAACCTTGTATAAATCATGAATCATAGTATTAAACCCTGGTACCTTTTCAGAAATTTTTCCAATTATGCCATCTGGTCTGGAAATAGATTGCATCCCTTCAAGTATTCTTGATTGTTCCAGTACTATTGTCCTCAATTCATTTATATTTCTAAATAATGTACTATGAATCTCTTCCTGCATTGTTTTTAAGCTTGTTTCGATCATATCTTTCATCATTATACGACCATATCCATTTTTCATGTATTCATGAATTGCTTCATAAACAGAATTAAATATAACCTTTTTTATTTCATTAATAGTTAAAATATTTTTAGTTTCCCTATCATATTCATTTTTATCCGAAGATAATAACAATTGAATTTTGGCTAGTCCTTTTCGTCCTACACCTGGAATCTTTAAAAGATCTATTTTATCTTTCTTTTTTAATTCAGTTATAGTTTTAATTCCTTCATTTAATAAACAATTTATTATTCTCTTACCCAGCGCACTGGCACGAATGTCATCTGACATAGGCAATTTTCCTTAATCTGTTAATTTTGTTCTGCGTACTTGTTACTCTTTTTGCTATTTCATCATAATTCGGCGCATTTACCTGCGATGAGATTAATGTTTTCTCAATAAGTGCCATCCTGATTGCATCCGCTGCTGTATCCGCTATGTCATCCCATCTATGTGTTTCATTGGCTGTAATTTTACTCATATGTTCAATACATAGCTTAACATGCCGGCCAAAGGTTGGGAATGATACACGGCGTTCTGCGATGTATGGCTGTACTGCCAGAAAGCGTTTTGTCTTGTTGCCTTGTTCTCTGGTTCTAGGAATATCCACAACCCGTATTGTTCTTATCTCATCAATAAGGCTTAACAATGTTCCCCCTGTGGATTTCTTTTCAATGGCAACCATTTGAGGCGGCTTCTTATACCTCATACACTGTGACCAGAATTCCAGAAAAGTTGGTTTAAGGTCTTTGGGTTCTATCCGGCATTCAAGAGTATCTATCCAGTGAAGCCCATACTGACCTGTTTTAACGCCGTACGATTCTATTTCATAGATACCAAAGAAACTAAAAACGGTTGCATCATTGTAGCTTTTTGCGGTTTCAGCAGTGTCACAAGTTATGAAGCTATAAATGATATCAGGTTCATCGTCCAACATTACAAACCATTCAGGTTTAAATAGCGCACCACCTGCTGGTATTGGGTCTTGCTGATACTGGCTGGCAAACACATATGGGTCAGTCTCTTGCTTTCTTAAAAGCTTTTCGAGCGTATCAACCTCAGGGTATAAGGCGTTTCCAGCATCATCAATGCTCTTCAAGATGACTTGATGCCAATCATACCCATCTTTGCCGGCAATCAGATAAGCACCCAGATCGTCCTCATGAAGCCGTTGTCCGATGAATATGAAGGGTACGTTTATTCCTCTCGCTCTTTGCTGGATTGTTTCTCGATAATTGTCGATAACAGAGACTCTAATTGTGTCCGAATGTACTTCATCCGGTTTATGTGCATCATCAATAATAACTGCGCCCGTGAATCTATTAAGTCCGGGTAATCCTGCATCTTGGCCTGTAATAGCTCCGCCACTTCCGAAAGCTGCCACAGCTCCTCCTGAAGTCGTCTGGAAATATTCCCGTGCTTTACTGTCATGACGGATCCTTACATTAAATAGATATTGATAATGTGATAGTTGCATTATGCGCTTGATAGTTTCTGTATGCTTTGCTGCTAACACCTTGGAATATGAAATATAAAGAAATCTTGAGTCTGGGAAACTGGCCAGCGTCCACGATACCCACATTGCGAGCATGGTTGATTTTCCAGAGCCGGGACTGACATTGATTAATAGTTTGTGATTTGGTATTTCAAGCCTGAATGCTTGCGATAAAGCTCGCGCAATAATAATGTGATGGGACTCACGCCCATTAGGAACTGATACAATAAACTTTCTACCAGTGAGAATGGGATAGAAAAACTCAGTAAACTCCAAAAAGCTTGATCGTAATCGTGAAGCAATCTCGTCCTTGTCATGCTCGTCTATCATAAATTCTCGATTTCTACAGGATCAGGTATGCAAAAATGAGTCACCCTATATAAACTTAAATCTATATCAAGAGCGTCATTCGCCATTACTTCCCATGCTGATGCATTTCCAACTTCATTTAAGTCTTCACACATTGCAACTATATTTCTGTCATATTGTCCAGAACCAAGTTCAATTCTAATAAATATAAAATTTCCTGTAGGCGGTCTATATTTTTTAATGCTATACCATTTCATTTCTCATCCTTTGGATAGTCAGGCAATTCCATCCAATGGGTAACTATTACTTCGCTACTAAGTCGCATTGAAGAATAAAAAAGGCAGCAATGATACCAATCATCATTTTTCCTATGACCGTTCATTATCTCACGACTCATCCCATTATTTATAGTCGCAAAAAACATTACTTCATGTAAGTCTGGTGGCAAACTGTCTTCTACATTAATCCAGGGGTCATTAATAAATACCATCTTTGCTTCCATCCTTTACCCATTGAACTGCTTTCTTATGCCCTTCAACGGCCTCATTCCATGTGGAATAGCGGCGGCAGTAAATGTCGTCACCTTTCTCTGAAAATACCATGGTTTTTAATATATGAGGCTTTCCATTTTTAAAAGAGTGATTCATTCCTATCCAGACCGTGGAAACACGTTTGCCGTCAACCATTTCGTCATTCACATGTTTCGTTCGTTTCCTACTCATTTCTTGGCGTTGCTCTGACCATTCAGCAAGAGAACATGGCGTTATGCTTTTATCTTCGTGTAAATAATAATGATGATGATATTCAGTCATTTCCAAGTTCCTGTGCTATAGCTACGTCAAGAGCTATATTATTCGGCGCCAGCAAACCATCATTCATTTCCTGAACCATATGGATTAAAAATACATATGCCTTTTGTATTGCTTCCGGGTCTCTCTTTTTCACACTTCTTTCCATACTATCAATAAATCGTCGCATATTTTTAAGCTCCTTCAAAACGCCTAGACGCATACGGTTTATATCTTTCATTTTTTATAACCAGTGCAGATATCGCACGGTGACTGGTCCGTTGGATGATGTTTTTGTGCCCATAATGGGATGCATCCTACATATAAGTATTTTTTAAAATCAAACTTCATTTAACCACCCTCAAAACTTTATGGGCTTCCTCTATCTCTCTGGCTATCTCTCTAAATTTTTTTGATAATATTTCAGCTACTTTCTGGGTTGAAAGCGGTTCTTGTTTTTCTTTTAATTCGTTAGTAATTGCGGTACCCACTTCTTTTAAAACTTGAGACATGACACAAAGCATTGTGTTATCAAATGAGTCATCACTATCATATTGATTTAAAAATTTCTTTATAAAAGATAAAGCTGAACTATGCATGGCTATAGATGCTAATTTTTCAAACCGGCTCCGTTCTTCTCCGCCAAGAGAGTCTCTTATTTTTGAAATCAATGAAAAATCGTCTACACTTTCTGTCATTTTAGCTTCCTTTTTATCTAATTTAAGCTTTAATACAATGAATTGGCCATCCTCTCCAAGAACCATGTATGCCATCACATTCTGGACATCTCATATCATCAATCTTAGTTAATAATTCGTTTTTGGTAATAGGTAAAAGTGGATCTTTTCTAGGCCCACAAAAACAAGATGGATTATGTGAGGCATTGATTCTTCCACAGCGTGGACATTCCCATGGTTGGTTATTCATTTTAGAATCCATGATATTCAGCCATATTGTCATGATAGATGTATTTAAATTCTTCTGGTATTGGGATATCGTTCATGAAGCGTTCAAGGTCTAACATTGCTTTTTTATATCCCATAGCGCGTCCACAATTAAAACTAGATGGATCATCGTGTACAAGCTTTGGTAATTCATTCGCAATAATAGCTAGTTTGCTGTCAATCCATTCATTAAGTAATGGCATATTTAATCCTTATTACTAATTAACTACTAAAATAAACTAAATTAGTACATAGAAGCGCTGGCATAGCCTTTGCTCAACTCCTTCTATCATGGATAGATGAGATACAAGTGACAATCGGCAGGAATTGCACCTGCTGGATAGTTATTACTAAATTTAAAATTGCCAGTCACGTTCATTAACAATTAAATCCTGATTGGTTCTATCAACGCTTACGCCTCTTTCGCTCCAATATCCGTGGAGCGCGTTTGCATGTCACTGTCCACGCCGCGATTGTCATAAACTGTGCCCCTTAAAACCAGTACTGGCTTTTTCCGCTAGCGAAAGATGAGGGGCGCACCTTTAATCAGGACATTTTCCGTCAATAAAATCTTCGCCTAATAATAATAAATCATATGCTCGTGAACACATTACCTTTGCGCAAACATCATCCTTTTCTATTGACATAAAAATATGCAATGCCAAATGGATGGCTTCCATAGCTTCATTAAATAGCGCTTCTACCTTTTCAGGTGAGTTATGTATATGGATAACATTGCTCACGGCCTCACCATTAATTCTGTAATTCTACTAACCATTGCATCCATAGCTTGTCTCTTTGTTTCATAAAAATGGCTTGGATCATTTTCGTCATAAAGAGTTTTCTCTAAAAATATATCCCTTAATGAAAAGGTTCCCCATAACTCACAAGGCCCTATTGATGGATCAGGATTATTCGTTGACCAAGCCCAGCATATTTGACCTTCTTTCATTCAATCACCTTTAATTC